AAGCCGTCTGCCTTCGGTTGAAAGGTTTGAAAACTGGACCTTTGATGAACTGATCCCGCGCACGCTCAAGGAGGGTGGTTACCTGCTGAAAAAGGAAGGGGAAACGGACGCGGAGTTGCTTTCACGGGCCTTGTTGCTCGCAGAAAACAGGATAAAGGAACGTGACAGGCATATATCCGTACTGGAAGAGAAAAACGCGCAGAACGCCATCAAGTTAAACCGGCAGGCTCCTAAGGTAAGGTATTTTGAGGAGGTCCTGCATTCTGCAAGTACATATACAACCACGCAGATCGCCAAAGAACTTGGAATGAGCGGAAGGAAGCTGAATTACAGGTTGAAACAGCTTGGAGTCCAGTTCCGTCAGTCAGGAACATGGATGCTTACCGCCCGATACCACAAGGAGGGATATACCCGGACACATACGCATGTATGGCAAAACCGGAACGGCCATGCATACCGTATGGACGGAACGAGGCAGACTTTTTATCCATCATCTGCTGAATTTCAACCTTGAATATCAGGCATAACGACATACTTCCGTATTATAAAAACAGTTGTTTGTAATGTGGGAAACGTTGAAAAACCTATATGAATGAAGTGTAATAGTCAAGACTTGTTCTGACATTTGTTTTACTATCAGACAAAAAAACTGTCAGATGTTTGTTGCGAAGTTACACAACATTCTTCATCCTCACAACCGAATGAGATTTTATCATGCTCATTCGGTTTTATCATTTCCAGATTTTGCAGTTGATACTTTCTTGCCACAGCGATTCCTTCGATAAAAGTTTGCATGGGCGTTTTTCCGAAACAGTACTTTCCAGAGTGTGTTCTTTGGGTATTGTAGGAGTTTATCCACGCATCAAGGTCTGCTTGCAGTTGTTCGATAGAGGTATAGATTTTCTTTCTGAATGCAATAGCATAGAACTCATTCTGCACGGTTCTGTTAAATCGCTCACATATACCGTTTGTCTGAGGGCTTTTCGCCTTAATCTTGGAATGATCAATGTCTTCCACAGCCAAATACAGTTCATACTCATGATTTTCTCTATTTCCGCAGTATTCCGTTCCTCTATCTGTTAGCATACGCATCAGTTTCAAGTCATGCTGCTCGAAAAAAGGAATAACCCTATCGTTAAGCATATCGGCAGCGACAAGCGCATTCTTTCTGTCATACAGCTTGGCAAATCCGATTTTGGAGTAAGTATCAATGACGGTCTGCTGATAAATGTGTCCCACACCTTTGATATATCCTACATAATAAGTGTCTTGGGCAAGTAGAAAACCGGGATAATAAGTTTCTATCTCTCCATGAGCCTGCTTTTCTTCTTTTGCTTTCTCCAATGCCGCCACTTGGTTCTCGTCGAGGACAATGCCCTCTTGTTCCACTTTGGCCGACAATGCTTTCAAGCGTTTCTGGAAGGTCTCCATATCGTTCCGTAGCCAAATGGAACGCACTCCGCCTGGCGAAATAAGAATACCTTTCTTACGCAGTTCATTGGATACACGAACTTGCCCCAATGCAGGATTGTCTATCGCCATCTGTACGACTGCCTGCTCAATGTGTTCTTCTACACGGTTCTTTATGACAGGCTTGCGGCGGGAAATCTCCTGCAAGGCGACTTCACCGCCTTGTTCATACAACTCTTTGAAACGATAAAAACTGTCACGACTGTAGCCCATAATCTTACAAGCACGTGATACGTTTCCTAACTGTTGGGAGAGTTCAAGCAATCCCAGTTTGTTCTTGATGACCTTTTCTGATGTTGTCATAACTCAATCTGTTTTCTGTTACAAATTTATTCTTTTTATACGTAACTGTCAGATTAAGTCTTGACTAATTCAGTTTAAACTTGCATAGTTCCTCGTTGGGTTTGTTTTCCTCTCCTTCTTCTATCGGGCAGAAATGTACGCAGTTATCACAGAACTGGATTTCTTTTATCCGTTTCTCTGCCCCGGTAGGTTTGGGACGTACAAGCCAGTACTTTTCTTCCTTGATAGGACAAGTGTTGCAATAGTCTTTGTCGCCGTAATACAAACAATAAGATTCGCAAAACCATCCGGATATCTCATCAAGAAGTCTCTGTTTGATTTCTTTTTCTTTCACTTTCGTTCAAATCTTTTATTTTTAAATTGATACTTTTCATATACTCACAATCTCTATCACAAGGGCAATTATCATCATAGCAACTATCGTTGTGACTGTTCCAGCAAGGGCATTGCTTATGATATGCCTCTAATTTGGCTTTATCTCGATCTGCTTTCATTTTAGCCTTAATATGATCCGGCAATGCTTCTTGTGCTACCGGATCGAAAGTGATACATTTCGTTTTATCCATAATGTTCAATTCCATTTTGTTATAGATTTACTTATACCAGCGTCCACCGCAATATTTACATACAAAATAATTCCCCATACTCATCACCTGAACTTTTTCATCCACGCATATACGGCACATGCAAATTTTATGATCGCCATCAGACACAGGCTCTAAAATTTTATCATATTCCCAGAAAGATAACTTGCCTTTAGCCGGTATTGGTTCGGGGAATAAAATAGGGTTAGCCAGCACCCAGTTCCACACGCCCTTTTCGGCCCACGGTGAGGGGTGATTCTGAATGCAATCGACTATCTCGACACTGCCGATGATGGCACCTTTCGGCAAATCTTCATTATCTCCGTAAAGTTTGTCCTTGTGTTTGGAAACTTTCTTTATTTGCATTCCGTTAAGTGCGCTCCATCCCTCCTTAACTGAGGTCTTTGCTGCATGAATCAGCACCCTCTTACCTAAGTATTTCTTAGGACAGTTCCAAGTCCTGTTTTCTATATCTTTCAGCCCGGACACAATCAGGCTTGCCCACGGCTGTTTAATTGTTATCGCTTTCATTTAACTTCTTTAATTCGTTAATTTGTTCACTGATAATTCTAATGCGTTCTTTGAGAGCATCTGATTTTCGTGTAGAGAAACCAATTTTGACATGTCGCATCGCATATCCAAAACCTCTTCTATTCAACATTTCAATTTCTCTGCGCTCTTCTTTATACAATCTCTCTTCCAGGACACTCTTTTTCTCTATAAGTTTTTCTATTTTATTCATATTCATTCCTCCGTATTAGGTAGTAAGTCTTCGATGTAGGCCCAACGCAAAATCTTGTCGTAATGGCAAGCTTTTATCCATTCATATTCAGAACGCCAATCAATACAAATGCAGACATTTCCGTCTCCATCCATGTGTTCAACCAAACAATCCTTTCCCGGTTCAGCTATGTCACATGGTTTGTGCCACACCGAGTTGATGCGCCATTTTGCACCTTTCTCGAATGAATAGGCAAACAGTCCTCTTGTTTCCTCCGGATCATGATCCCAACCTATCATATTAGCATGTTGGGTTGCTGCTTTTTCAATATCATCTCTTTCCATTTTTTCTTTTGTTAAATTAATATTTTTCGTGATTTGAGCTATTTTACCAGTCTTCTAAATCTTCGGTTGAATAGGAATCACTAGCATCATTTTCGTCAGAATAATTCGCGCAATAATTTAGAAGGTTGAAAGGATTATCACCTATTGAACAATCACCTCTGTTCAATTCATGCAGCACCATTCATCGCTTCGCCTCATAGTCTTTTTCGTTTGTTTGACTTAACACACTATCATCAAACCCAGAGCAGGCAGCATCGTTCTGCTCGGCACCGGCCATCTGACATTCGAAGTAAGCGTCACAATCTCCACATATCTGGTCGTTCGGTTTTTCCGAACAACCACTGTCTAGTCCCTGATCCAGGCAAGCGATAAAATGCTTCAAGGCTTCTTCCGCTGTCGGGCAGTCCGGTGATTCGAAATAAATCATCGCTTCATTAAAGGCTTCGATAGCCTTTTCTTTCATCACTTCCTTGATGATTATAGTACCGTGCGCTCCTTGTTCTCCGGGAGGATCGGGATGTCCTAATTGCTGTAGTTGCCATTGGACACCGGCTATAAAAGCATCTTCAAGATCTTTAGCGCAAAACAATTTCATATTCGTTTCGAATATGTCGGGCTCTCGTAGCAGATGCAATGCTACTTTGGTGGCATTGACCTTATATTCATGTGCGTTGCTGTTCATAATTTTTTAAATTTTACAGTATAGATTGAACATATTCCAAATATTCTTGAGCTTGTTCAAGGGATTCGAATTGAGATGTCTCTTCGTTATATAAAGGAGCATAGTTGGCTTGTTTCAATAAATTGTCGTAAAACATATTGATGAATATTTTTAATAGATCGGCTGTATTATTCACTGTTCCCATTGTTACTCCATGACATCCATCTCCTATATTTACATATTCGTTACTAAAAAACATCCCACCTTTTATACCATATCGAATTTGAGCGATGTATATGCGTTCGAAATGTACTTCAAACCAAAGATTATGTTCTGATTTTTCATATTCTTTGATTGATAAGCAGAATATGCCAAAAACAAATTTCAACTCTTCTTTTGTAATTCCTGCCGGATTTTTTGTCAATATTTCTTTAACTTGTTCTTTCGTTATCATGATTCGCTATTTTTTAATTTTTATCTTCTTTCTTGATCTTAATCTTATCAATCATCCTTTGATATTTAGCGTCCACATAGTCACAGTGTATTGCCAAATTCCTGTCGCGCTCCTTTTCGAGGCGCTTTATTTCTTCTTCTATCCAATCTTTCATATTTCATCTTTTTTTGTCATTTTTCGCATGATTCAAACGCTTTTTCAAATACTTCCGCCCTAAGCATATTGTTTGCTATGGCCTGAAAAGCGTTTGCAATTTCTGGCAACTCATTCAAATTTACATGTATCTCTTTGGGGGTAAGTACCTCTGTAAGCTCCCTTGCAAAGTGCAGCATCTTATCCATGGTGAGATACCGAAGGGGATTGTAAGCCAGTGGGGCATATTTGCTTATGGCGGTAAAGAAATCCCGGATGGTAATTTGGGATGTCTGGCATAACATGTCCACCGTAGAGCAAATGGAAAGGGCTTTGTTCAAATCTTCATGGCATCCGGCATTATGCAATGCCTGGCTGACGGTAAATCCATAGCGATCTATATGAGGCTTGATATCGTCCTCCATGCTCTGCGTAATGAGGGCCATGGCTTCCGCGTTTACACCTGCGATCCGGCATATTTGTCTGTTGTATGCGGCCATTTGGCGGTCCATGCTGTTGATCAGCATTTTGACCTTTTGGCGATAAAGTCCGCATCCCTTGATGTGATCGGAAAGCTGCATTTCGAAATTATACACTTGGTCGTTGACGAATAGGACGATATATGTCAGACTCGTAACAAGACCGCCGGTGTCCTTGTCTATTTCATCCCAACTGTTGTATTGTTTCATGGCAGTAGCTTCGCTTCTGTGCATCTTATCCATCTGTAGCCGGAAAACGAGATGCTGTTCGTGCTCCGGTCTATGTCCGCAATAATTCTTACTTTTCCTTTGTACAAGACTTTTGATCCGATCTTGCATTGGGTCCTGAATACATTGATTTTCATAATTCTATTACCTTCGACTATCCCCTGTTACAGGAATGATGTTAAACATTTCCTTCCTCCTGTCACGGATAAAATCGCCATACAAGCGTTCTATTTCATCCCCGTCAGCATTGGTTGTGACAAAAGTTTTTAATCCAGTAGTCTGCCAATAGCTGTATCGGATGTGCAGGATATGCTGCATGACGTTCAGTTCCGTGCCATAATACTTGGTCGGAATCGGCTCTCTGCCAAGTTCGTCAAAACACATTGGCACTGGTCCGGATGATGACCATCCTGCGTTATCCAGATACCGGCTAAGATCACCTGTTAGCGAGTAATCCGTTGTCACTTGGCTGCATATATAGACCCTGAACCCCATCCTAAGGCTCTTGAAATATTGGCTGAACACTTGCATCAATGTGCTTTTGCCTGTACCTACAGGGCCTTCCAGCCAGATGCCCTTTCTCCTGTCAAGCCGCCCTTCCTGGAGGTGGAAGTACAGGAACAGGTTGTTTACTAAGTCCCTGTTGCGCTCATCTATGCGGAATGTTCCCTTTGTCACCTGCTCGGCTACATGCAGGAACCACCGTTTGTACGGATCGAGATCGATCTTAAGGCTCCCCGTAGCGTTTTGGACCGGCGGATGTATGATTCCTCCTATTCCCTGCATTTTTTCTTAGGTTTTCAAGTTTGATACTTAGCCATGATGCGAAATGGATTTCCGCATCTTCCGGCGATTTCATTCTCACGTTCCGGCATGACAGCTCACGGAAAAACTCTTCCAGATAGGCGTGAATCTCGTTCATGCCGATATATTGCTGCCTGTGGATTATTTCAAGCCATGCGGAATCAGCGCATACGAACGCTTTGCATTCATCCAGTGGTTTGTCCACTTTTTCAGGGTGAAATCCCGGATGGTCCGGGTGGGAGAAAGAGCCGGAAGGCTCGCTTTTCTTTTCTCTCTCGATAGAGAGAGTTTCTTTTACTTTACTATTCTTTACTTTACGGCAATCTTCCTGAGTTTTTCGATATTCTTCCAGTATTTTTCGCGATTCTTCCGGAATAATGTCGTATTCTTCCGGAATTATTATGCCTTTCCGCTTCGCCCGGATACACATATCAATGTATCTTGATTGAATGGATGGTGAAGTAAGTACACTCCCATTAGAGAGCAGTTCCTTGCTGAAAAGACCCACAGCACAACAGTAGCGTACTATCTCATTCACCTTTGTTTCCTTCAATCCCCAGTATTCGGCTACATCAAAGGCAGTACTTTCGTCCCACACGAGGACACAGCCTCTTACCCGGTAGATCTCATTGAGTATATATTCGTAAACGGCAAAACCATCGCATCCGCAATCTTTTTTCAATCGCTTTATCCGGATGTCCTGGAACCTGTCGGAATCCATAGAATAGAAAGATAATCCTGTTTTCGCTTTAGCCATATCTTGATTTATCCATTGTTATCCAGTTTGTTGTTAATGATATAAAGATACTCATTAATATAGTTAGTTTATGGTTTAAATAATTGTGAATTAAATTTTTAAACTTTAGTTATCTATTCATAATCAATACCCAGTCTTATTTAATCTAAGCGATTCCTTCTCGTAACTAAGCAGGCTTCGAAGTGAATCCAGTTGATGCGTGCAAGAAGCATTGAGTCGGTCCAATCGGTCGACCAGATAGCATTCGTCTTCCGCGATGCTATCCAGTAAGGCATTCTGCACTTTGGCCGACAGGCAATTTTCTTTCGCTATCCGAATGATCATGTTCTGTATCTCGTCAGACTTTTTCTTCCGGAGTATTTTTTTTGCCTCTGCGAGCATTTCGCCGGTACGCATCATGTAGACCATGATGACGGATATGCGCTCTTGTATTTCCGCCGGATTGTTCGAGCAGGTGGTGTTTAGATAATCGCTTATTTCTTTTATCTCTTTCTCCATCGTCATACGTTGTTTAAGTACTCATTCACAACTTTCATGAATTCGCCGATCGAACGGACAACGACATATTTGGCGCCGATCCGACCAAACTCAGCTTCGTATTCCTTCTGGTGTACGGATTGTCTGTTTTTGCCGGCCTTCAACTCGATCCCCATAAACGGGTGTTCTTTATTTGGATATAGCAAAATGAGGTCCGGGACCCCGGCTCTGACACCCATTTGTTTAAACTTCGCCGCCTCGACTGCATTGCGATAGCCTCCGTTAGGAACGTGTATCAGCAAGTGTCTGAGGTTCGCATATTGCAAATCGAACCATCTGACTATTGACTTTTGTAATTGATCTTCTATATGTCTCATTCGTAATCGTAATTATCGTATTCATCCGGTTCATAGTCCGGTATGTCGTATCCAAAATCCATCGAGCTGTTTCCTTTCTCATCCTTCACCAGAAGGTGTTACAACCGTGTCACGTCCGGTCTTGTCTACGATGATCTTCTTTCCCGATACGGTGATTTCCGTCTTACACCCTTCAGGTAGGGACTGGAAGAATTTGCGAACGGATGGATTGTTGGCGTCGGCTGTTTTATCCGTATCTTTGTCATCTTCGGCATCATACGGGAATATATCCATGAGTGCGGTTTCGGTGACAGAAGCAATTTCGTAATCGGCCAAAGTGCCCTTCATTCCTTTTTCCAGCACTTCGATAGCTTCTTTCAAATTGGAGGCTTGTGTCAGCATCTGTGCAGCTGTTTTCTTTTCAGCTCCGCTTTTCTCATCAAGCGTAATGAAGTAGACTTTGATCTTATAGAAGCGGTCGCCATTCTCATTGAAGAATATCTCGGACAACTTTGCCCGTTTGATGTCTTTTATCACAAACTCACCGCTGATAAAAGGGGTTAATTCTTCGATGATACGAGCCTCTGCTTCTGTAAACGACAAGGCATCGACCAAATAGGGCTCCGTCACTTTCTTTTGCTTTCCGTCCTCCATTATCTTTTCATAGGAGACTTTACATTCAAACCAATTGTGCATCATACTCTATTTCTTTTAATTCGTTCAACCTATTTGTGGGACGGAGCGGAATCGAACCGCTCTGACGCATGGCTTATGTGACCACTCCCTTTCGTCCCAAAACTCCCCTCTGCATATCCTCACGGACGGCAAGGGGAAACTAACCTAAACTAATACCATGCAAAACACACTATTGACTATTCCCAGACTTTCCAATCCGGGATGTATTCGTAATCATTCATTTCAAGCTCCTTTCTAATTTACGGGCCATCTTCCTGCATCTGCGGGCTACATCCAGATCGACCGGCTTAGAGCAGTTGGCGTCTATTAGTACTTGCGATCGATTGAGCAGACCTATGATTGTTTTAATATCTGTTTTACTTATCCTGTCTTCATCCTCAAGTCATGGAACCTCTATCTTGTCGAAGTCAATGCCGTGTTCGTTCATGAAGTTGCCGAGAGCGATAATATTTTCACGGGTTGTTGTGACCTTGAAGGCACGAGTTAGAAGTTCCGGCTGTGCCGGCACAGGCTGTTCTTTAGGCTGATCCATAAAAGAAGGTTGCCCATTCATCCTTTGATTAGCCGTATTAAAAGGATTGGGTTGGCTAACTTTGGGTTGTTCTGCTTCTACTTTCTTACGTGCTTCTTCCTGTTCTTTTCGTTCCTGTTCAGCTTTGATACGTGCTTCTTCTGCTGCTTGGGCACGTTCGCGTTGTTCCTTCAGACGATTAGCATACTGGATGGTATTGCCAATGTTCATCGTGTCCATATAGTATGTGCGAAGTACGTCAAAATCATCACCGCCAAAGCCTTTAAGCGTTTCAAGATCTTCGTCAACCTTAGCGAAAACCGTTTCAATGTCTGCTTGTACCGCTTTCATGCTTGTGGACTTGTTAAGCCATTCCTGCTTGAAGATTTTCCGAAAGTCGATCAGAGTCGTATTTCCATCGTCGAAGTAGGAACGGATAACGGCAAGTTTCTTGTCTTTATACTGCTGTTCGTTCTGCTTGACTACCGTGTCAATCTTGGCAGAGCATTCGCCAATCAATTTTACGGTTTCAGCCACAACTTCCTTGAACTCCCCGAAAGGTTTCATAAATTCCTTTTCGATTTCAAGACGTTTTGAGTTGAGAAGTTTGGCCGCCTTGTTGAGAGCAGCTTTATCTCTCTTCGCTTGGTCGATATTGTCATCGTTATAGTTAGATATATCGTACATGGGAAGAGTTGATTTTACCATGTCTCTGATTTGGATCGCATTAGTAGTAAGGCTACCTAATGTTTTTTCACTAACGACCAGTTCAAGATCGCTTTCTTTGATTGCTAATTGTGTGTTCATTTCTCTATATTTTTTATTAGTCCCATCCACCATTATTATACATGGATAAATCGGCAGAATCTAAATCCGTTTTCTGAATAGCTTCTAAAAGTTTTTTCTTGGTTTCCCGACACATGTCATAACCATAGCCTTTGTACCGGTATGTACGCTCCCATGTGCTGATTGGGAAAGGAATATTTTCGTCAATGACCAGCCTCTTCATATGAAGATGTTCGAAGAATTTCTCATGATAGAGTAGTTTGTACTCGTATGCTACTATGCTTGCGGATGAGAATGGAAAATAATCATCTTCTTTTTCTTCGTATTTGGGCTCCTTATAGTAAGCCATTTTTGTCACAGTAAAATCGGAGCTCCTAAGAATCTCTTTCGGCTTTCCAAACTCTGACTCTATGAACTCTATCCATACCTTTTCTCCCTCTTTCTGGAACGCACATGCCTTCTCATTTCTGTACTTAAATTTCCATCCTTCTTTCTGATGTTTTTCATCATTGAACGAATCAATAGCCTCCTGAAAATCGCTTTCACTTTCAAAGAAAATATCAATGTCTTTTACTCTTTCTCCGGAAAGGATATTCTTAAAACATCCTCCGGCAATGAATCCTTTATGACCTTCCATGTATTTGTCAAGCCATCTTATTTGCCAGAAATTGTCAGGTGTATTTTTCTGATAGTTAGTTTCCATTTCAATTAATTATTTTATCTATCATATCGTTAGCAAGGCGTATACGCCTCTCCATCTCCGCGAATATTTTTTCATCCGGCAGGATACGGACGATGTGTATCGGATCGGATTGATATGGATTATAGGCAATGAAATATACCTCTTTCGCCCCTGTACACATCATGTGTGCCATGCACTGGTAGAAGTATTCATATTTTACGCTTAATAGGGATGCGTTGTCATAAATCTCGTTCTTGTAGCGCATGAATGTTGCCTGGTTGGGACATTTTATTTCCAGACAGGACTTTATGCCGGTGTTCTCGTCGTAGTAAAAACCGTCTGGACTGCTGGCAAAATGTGGAATGGTAGGATGTTTGCACGAACCGACCTCCACAATATGCAGACCGGATATTTCGGCATACAGGTTGCGAGCATCCGCCTCTTGTTCGTTGCCCCATCGTATCGCCTTGCTGGTCACTTCCGTTTGCTTGAGATATTCGGCAAACTGGCTATCGTCATTAACGATAGCCGGATTCATTGCCCTTTCTGATGCTATTTGATATATGTAGCTTTTCCCTGTTTCAGAAAAGATGTCCGTGCGCCCGCTTTTCATTAGTAAGCCGACATTGCTGCCTGTGATATTCCCATGACGGGCGCGGAACCAAGCTATCGTATGCTGTGCTGCATTATCAATCATAACAGGGTTTTTTGTGAGGGTTGTTTACTATCCGTCTCTGCTTTTTCAGCCGGGTATGGTTGCTGTTCTTCCATTTTTTTTTGGACGGCTGCTTTGCTTGCCAGATCGGCCAGCTTGTTTTTTGGCTTGATTTCTTCATATTCGACATCCTGTATGTCGTCAGCTTCTTCTTTAGTCAAGAATCCCATGCTGATTTCAGGACAGTACATACGTTGCCAGAATGCAGCAGCACGATAAGTAAGCATAAGGCTTGGCATTGTAACCCACTTGCTACCGGTTTTTGTATACCATCCTTCCTTAATTGCCGTTTCAATCGTTATAGGATCGGATTCAAGTGTCTCCCCTGTAGAAAGTTCAGTTGCGTAGGCAATACATTCAATGTTGTCAACATCTGTACCGTCAAACTCTTTTACCACTATGGTATTACGCTTAGCAACATTATCCCAAACCGTTTCGTTATATTTGATCTTTCCGACCTTACCGAGACTTCGTTTTCGGTATCGTAGGGATGAATATTTACCACTCATGTTGATGGTAGCAATAAGGAATTTGCTCGACCATGAGGGGTTGCCCTTGACAATGTAAAGGTTTTGCATGACCATCAGCGAATTCACGCCCATACGTGTTGCCATATCAATCGCAATCACACAGTTGCCAACATTGCCTTTATAGGTTTCTGGTACGATTGTGCTTTCCGTGTACATCTTTGCCATGCGTTGCATGACCTCGAACTGTTTCACCATCTGTCCGACCGGAGTAAGTGCAAATTCGGCAGCTTGTTTTGCCTGGGTAATCTGCAGTTCTGTTGTTTGATTTTCTTGTCCCATGTCTTTTATTATTTAAAGTGTTTGTGGATGCTAGGGAATCGAACCCCTTTCTTCCCCGGTCGGGGACGCTTTACCATTAAGCTATGCGCCCTGTTGCCTGCCTCCTGGCGGTAATTGTTCCCGGATAACCTATCAAAGTACACCGGGATGTTGTTTGAAATAATAAATAGAAACAAAATAACCGGTCTCTCACCGGACACTGTCCTTTAACAGCGGAGTTGATTAATTAAACATTGATTATTAATACTCACCCTACCGTGCTCCTGCCTACCGGACCATTGCAAATGTCAAGGTCTACCACTTTCAAGATTTGCGGTTGCCGATCTGAGGCGAGGTTTACACCTCGGATGCTTATTCCTTTCGTGATTTGAGCTATTCCGACTCAGTTCTATTTATCTATGAGTTTTCTTATTCTTGTTTTTCTTTCTCCGCTTGGCAATAGCTTTTCGGTTATTTCCCTCTTTAGTAGATGAGCCTTTCCAGGCATAAGGACCTCTATCTAAAGCCTCTTCATTTGGCACTATATGATATACACTATCTTTATCATAATAATTTCCCATAACCTTCCTCCTTTCCGTATTGCTTGTTAAATGCGGAATCCGCTTGTTGAAACTGTTTTACAAACCGGTTTGGCTTACTTGTAATTACCACTTTCTGCGGTGTGCATCCGGCGAGCATGGCCAGCAGGCACATGATTGTTACTATCTTCATTTCTTTTTATTCTTTCGTTATGTCAATCCTGGGTGCAATAATAAGCCATTGTAAGCCAGAGGGCGTCGTGATCCACTACACCCTTGCTAATAGTGGCGTTCAGCCAATTAATTTCGTAAAGTGAATTATTATTCTGTCTCTAAACTCTCTGCAATTTCTTCAAGAGAACCTCGTACAAAGGCTGTTGTTTCATCACTACATCGACTTAAGAAATTCAACAATGTGCTCTGAATATTGTACCATTCATTTAACTCCTGCTGTAAATATTCTTTTTCATTCATATCTATTTGAATTTCATCTTTTCCAATGCTTCTATCTGTTTTTTCAAAGAAGCAATCTTTTTTAATCTCATCTTCTCGGCTCTTTCCATAGCCTGTTCTTTTGTCTTAAAACACACCTTGCCTAAAGGATAACTCGAAAACTCTCCTTTCACGTATGCTCTTATATGTCCATTTCCATAATCGCATATTTCCGCTTCTTTTTCCAATATGCCTTTTGTTAAGGCATATTTAGTTATAAAAACTTTTTCCATACTTTTTATTGTTAATCAATATTTCTTTCCGTGCATTACAGGTCTGAGTGTGTTGTATTTTATCTTCTGGTCAATATGCCAAAGAAGATCAATACCCAATATATCAGCATGTAAGAATATTATCACTATAGATGATCTGACAACATCTTCAATACTTTCTCTGCTTGTTAAAAGAGAACATAGGAGAATATTCTTTCAGTGAAGCTCATCTCTTCAATCTGAGATTTCCAACTGATAAATTCAGGGGTAATATTGAATTTATCGAATAGCGGTCCTTGTAATTCGGATAAATCAATCTTGCGAAGTCCCGCAAGATCAAGCAAACATATGGTCACATCGGAAAGTTCCTCTTCAACACTTCCTTTAATATCGGCTCTGTAAGCTTTCAGAAACCAATCGTCCCGAACAATGCCTTGATAGGCATTTTTTATGCAGGTTTCGAAGCCTATCATATTGGCTCTGCTATCATTTCTATCTGCTTCAACCGCTTCCATCAGTTCGCTGATAACAAGACAAAGGAGATGCTCATTGCTCCAGTCGGCATCGTGAAAACCATGATCTCGTGCAATTTTGTATGCCCGGTCGCGGAGTTCGTTTAAATTAATTGTACTCATATTGGTGATTACCTGTTTAATGTTGATACTCCCCCATTCCCTCTGATTCTGTTTTTCTTCTACCGACCGAACACCTCTTTGAATTTGTTGTCTAAAGCATTAAGTATTCTAACCCTTATTGTCGGATCACAACTTATATTATCAATCGAATAGATTCTAGCGAGAAGTTGTTCTCTTGAACCGCAGAAACATCCACAAGTATAAAAAGGGGCGATTTGGGGGTAATTGTGTTTATACCACATATGATTAGTTCCTTTTACCGCCACATAGTTTTTAGTGACTACGAAATCGTAGGTTGTTTCTTTATAACCCGGTGTGTTAGGGTTCCCAGCTGCGCTATAGCGGACACTCCAGTCGCTATCCTTAGCCAGTTCAGTTAACACTTCTACCGGTGTGTTAGGGTTCCCGGCAGCGCTACGGCGGACATCACTGTCGCTGTTTAAAATTTCATTCTTAGTCATTTTCTATATAATTTAGATTTGAATATTAATCTTACCAATACATAGTTGTATTTTCCCATTCCCTCTGATATACATCTTCGGGATCTTCCGTCTCTTCAAACCCATCGAAGTCTTGCTCCCCGTCCGGATCTATAATGTAGATATCCCTTACCATCGCTTTTCTTTGAAAAACAGGTATGATAAATACGCCATACCCGGCACGAATAGCCAATATGACGGATTGAAGAACGCGCCGATAAACAGCGTGAATGTCACCAGCGCAGATAGGCTGAACATGAACAGTTGAATTGCTTTCATATATCGTTGATTTTTTAATTTCAGATAAAGAGCCGGAGCGGTCTTCCCAGAAAGCTCCGGTAACATATATAATTCTTTCATTTATACCAAAAGACACCTCGCTATATCCTCACGGACGAGAGAGGCATAAACCAAAACCAAAATTTAATTGCAAAATACAAAGTGGATGACGTTGTATTGAACAACATATGGCGTATGCGAAAAGGCCATACACATACGCCATATCACCTGTGGTCATCCGTTTGCACCCGGCAGCCGATCCGATCGACAGCTTCACGCCTTCAAAGCCGGGTTATATTTTGAAAACTGGATAGGTTAACCAACGTTTGACTCGTAACACCTAAAGGATGTTCCAGCTTTATAATACTTTCGCATTGTCGCATAAGACTTGATGAAAAGAACGATTAAACTTCATCGTGAGCTGGAAATATCTTTCCTCCCTCCATTTTGCCTTATACTGCCTTGCCGCTATCCCGATACCTCTTACGTGTAACCTATGATAGGATCAAGGACTTTCATTGTAACCATGTCAAAGAACGTTTTTGTGGGCATCCGGGATTCGAACCCGGTCAGGAACGCTTTCCTTCACCAGCCGAACGCTTTCAGCTTATGCCCTTTATATGCCATTTACAGAATCAAAAGATTTGTATGCTGTTAAAGCCGCTTCTATTTCCATTCTGGAATACACCAAAGGTGAGTTCTTGCTTTCACCGTTTCTAAGCGGCTTCACCAATTCTTCTTTCACCATTTTGTCAAGAATAGCAGGCTTATGTCCAAGAGTTTTAAGCCATCTGTGTACTTCTCTTTGTTTCATCCTATCAGATGTAGGAGAACGTCTTTTCTCGGCAGCTTCCGCACCGAGCGTTGCCGCTTCAATGAGGAGGTTTTTTAATTCGAAAAGTTCTATCTTGATTTTCATGGCTATATTTGCTTTTTTTGTAACACACATCCGTATTCCTTCAACGCAACCTCTCTAATTAAATCAGGCTGGTCCCCTTCTGTTGAAAATCTAAGTGCATTCCTGATCGTTTGATCTGTTACGCCGAATCTGGAGGATAATTTGGATACTACCCCTTTTTCGTACAAAATCTTATACCTTACAACCTTCATATCTTGTTTATTTTTTATATTTGCAAATCGCCGTTTTTGTTTTCGTTTGCAAAACGGGTTTGTTGTTTATTACGATGCAAATATACCTATTATTTCGGTATAGCAATGGTGTAATACCAAAAATAATGGTTGTTTAACCAATTTTTAACATTAGTGCAGTTTCGCGTACATTATATAAAGTAGTTATGAAGAAAGAGAGTTTGGCTTTGTTTTTTAGTTTTATGGCTATACTTATTAGTGTGGTATCTATATGTGTAGCTTGTCCGCGTAATCAAGAATTAGGGTTTGATTACCAAGGGGGGTTAGTCGGGGTGCTATCGTTACTTGTAACTGTACTTGTGGGGTGGAATATATATACGATAATTGATATTAAAAACACAAAAGATAAAATTGATGAAATATCAACAGGAGCATCTCTTATGATCCAAAAAGGCATGGCAGTATCCGAGAATACAAATTGGATGATATATCATTACTTATTATTAAAGGAAGACCCACTCGGGTTAGAATATAGATTTCTATATCATGGTATTGCATGTCTATTTCATACATCACAATTTTTGGATATAGCAACATGCAATGCAATAGTAAAAGGATTACTTGAATGTATGACAAATCCAAAGTCCATAACAATTACAAAAAATGGGAAAGACGAAATACTCAAACTTTTGTCCGGCGTGAAACAATCCGACAAAATAAAGGGATACTTTGAATTATTGAACAGGATAGCTTTGGTGAATGTGAAGTAGGGAAATGACAATTCGCAAATGCCGATTGAATTTGAGAATATAATTTTTTGCCTTCATCGCTATCTAAAAAATCAGTGGAGAAGCCTTTAGGAGTTTTCTTTTTCATAGAAATATTTAAAGTGACTAACTCCAAAGTTGCGGTTTGAAGTTGGTCGCTTACATAATCCCTAACTGGGATATTATTAATCCGTATAGTATCATCCGCAACCTGATACGACGCAAATATACCTAAAAATATGGTAAAACAAAAAAATGTAGAGCTAGGATTAAGAATTAGGAAAGCTGTAAACTATATTATTTATGTTGAAAATTTGTCAAATATAGGCGAAGTAGCAGATATTATAGAAAGAGATAAAAGTAATTTATCAAAAGCGTTAAATGGTGATACTCAATATGCAAACGTCTATATCGATGCTATTTGTAAGAAATATAGTATTATTGATAGAAATTGGCTTCTTGGAGGGGAGGGGAAAATGATTTTAAGTGATAATAACAACAATTCAGGCCAAAATTTTGGTTCTATAGGAGGAAATAACAAATCTTCCTATACAAATGTAGGAAACCATATTAATGTGTCTTTGCCTGAAAATGGAACACAAAAAATTATTAAACCGGATGGCAGTGTGGAAATACAGAGCCTAAGTTCAAGTGTAGGTACTGGCTTGAACGATACCGATAGACTTAACCAACGTATTCAAGACCTTGAGAGGATTATTTTAGAAAAGGACGCAACAATTAAATCTAAGGATGAAACAATATGGGCGTTAAGGACTATGTTGGATAGGCAATAGATTTTCGGTTTGTTCTCAAAGATAGGTATTATAAATTAGAAGAAATGGTTAATATTCAAGTGGTATGAAAAAAGTATTAAATTTGTTGTTTTTATGTGTTTGCTTATTGCTTATAGGATGTGAAAAGGGGGAAGATATTGCTTATTATACTGATGATTTATTGGAAAAAAACGAGATTGATGATGTCGAAGTTTTTTTTGAATCTAGGTCATATGATAATCAAAATGCTATTTGGTATTATGGATTACGAAAAGGAAAAGAGTGGTTTGCCTTATTTGATAAAAGTGCGAACTCTTTAATACAAGAGTGGTATGGGAAAAAGCAATCAGCGAAAGAACTTGATCCTATTAGCTCCCTAATATCTGGTTTCCCTTATCCGGCAAAACTGGATAACAATGAGTATTTATTGTGGTATCTACCTTTTGTAGGTCGTCTAGGTAATAATGAATGCCAGTTGGTTCATTTGAAAGTTGATGGAAGTGTGGAATACGGGAAGATACTTGGTGATGGTAACAAGTATGAGCCACTCTTTTTCATTGGAGGAAAAGGTTGGTTTTCTAAAGGTGGAAATGATGTGTGTATATATGATCCTGCTTTTGAAAATATAATTATAGAAAATATTGTACAAAGTCGTTGGGATTCTTTGCAAGTTTTTATTGGTTTTTATGGAGATAGATTATGGCTAGGCTTTATGAATGATAAATTGGAACTTTCAAATGAATATTTATCAGAAAATGCATTTGAAAAAAAACGTAAGGTTTATTTAGGTTATGGAGAAAATAAAGAATATACTGTTAAGACCGTTTCTACAGGGATGTCTATGATGGCAGATTGGGGAATGGCTTTTATTCTCACATATTACACAACAAGTAGTGAATATATAAGCCAAGATATTGTTCTCTTAAATGAAGATAAGGCAGTACTTTGTACATTTGACGATGAGATTAATAATATAAGGAAATGGTATAAAGAAAGTGTATTGGTAGATGATAAATATGTAATATCACCTCAGGGTAAAAAAATGTATGAAGGAAATTTCCCAGATCCTTATCCGGGTTATCAATATTTTCCTATATCTTATTCTTCATGGTTAACAATAAGCAGAATAGGTATTTCTATGTTTAGCGCAGATGATATTAACCAAAAGTGGCATACTTCATTCAAGAATCAACCTGCAAATAACGCTAAAGTTACCTATGTTTTATTGGACAACGATGAAAGTTTTTATACTTTTCGTTGTGATATTGTAAACTATGACGGCAGTAAAGATAAATTTATGTTTAAAGTTAATGTAACAAACGGAGAATTAACTTATTTGTTTTAGATGATGGGAAACTGGGAGAAAAAGCAAGAAGAGAAATGGAATATTTGTGAGCAAGAAAGGGCATGAAAAGAATATGATATCCAAAATACTAGTGGATGCACGAATGAATGCGAGGCTCATGCAAGTAGAGCTCAAAAAGTTTATTGGTGCAGATAAAGGGATAGCGCGAGGCGTATGGTTCCTACCGCCGCAATGTTTTATAAAATCTCCGCAGAAATAATCTTGAACGTCGAATTATGTCTTATTTTATTGAAGCAAAATAACAGAAGTTTCGCAATTGTTTCGCAAATGTGTTTCTTTATGATTTGTAATATGCAGTATTGTAAATTATTATGTTGTTTTGAATGATAGATTCCGGTTCTGAAGGTCGTGGGTTTGAATCCCACCCTGGTCACAAGCCTAAAAATCAGTATTTTAGAAGTTTAAGCCGTATTTCTTTTATAGATTTACGGCTTTTATTTTGCTTACTTTTGCTTGAAATCGCTACTTTTGCTTGAAAATGTTTCGCAATAGTTTCGCAAAAATATAGAGGTATGGCCACATTTAAGCATGAAGTACAAAAGCAGCGGAAGGACGGTACTTTTAATGTAAAGATACTTGTCACTCATAACAGACAGTTGAAGAGATTGCCGACTGGCATTTATATCACCAAAGATGATATGACGCGATCAGGTAAAATCAAAAACCAGAAAGTATTAGATCAGATAGATGATTTGATAAGGCTATACAGAAAAAAAGCAAATGAACTTTCTATTGCAATTAATACCATGACTATAGATAAATTGGCAGATTATCTGTGTGAGCCGGAAATAGCCTCTATCGATTTTATAGAAGTGTTTCGTGATTACATAGATGAGAATGCAGATAAGAAAGGTTTGAAAAATTACAGATCGGCGCTAAACTCTCTTATTAAATTCATAGGAAGGGATAGGTTGGATGTTTCGGAAATAACTGTTGCTTTTCTGGAAAAATATGAGACTTATCTTGGGAAAGGCCGTGCGGCGTCTTTGTATCTTGGCAGTATGAGGCATGTTTATTTTTATGCGAAACAAAAATACAACGACGAAGATGCAAAAAGGATATTGATACCTTATTCTCCATTTTCAAGATATAAGGTTCCTCGTCAGAATATTGCTGAAAAAAGAGCGATTAGTGCTGATCTTGTCCGGGAGATAATAAAATTGCCCTATGACACTACAAGTAGGGGAAATAATAAAGAAAATCGTTATAATCTGGCAAAGGACTGCTTTATACTATCATTCTGTCTTATTGGAATGAACTCTGTTGATTTGTACAATGCGGAAATATGTGAGAATAGCGAAATTGTATATTGTCGGACTAAAACAAAGGATCGCAGAAGTGACAACGCAAAGATTCGAATCAAGATACATCCCCTCATATTGCCCATAATTAAAAAGTACATGGATAAAACAGGAAAAAGAGTTTTTAGGTTTTATCAAATGTATGCCGATCAGTCGACATTTAATGCCGCTCTAAATAAAGGATTGAAAGCTGTTGGAAAAAAGGTTGGTATTCCCGATCTTGAATTTTATGCAGCGCGCCATTCTTGGGCCACGATAGCAAGAAATGATTTGAATACTGATAAGTCAACCATAGATGAAGCCTTGAACCATGTTGATAAGAACCTTTCAGTTACAGATTTGTATATAAAGAAGGACTTTTCGATTATTAACAAGGTTAATAAGTCGGTTTTAGATTATATATTCAATTTTACATAACCCGCCGGTAATGTCGCCGGCGGGACATCCAAACGTGATACGCTGAGTACGAAGCCCCAACATGCAGATTTATCTTGTTTTATGTAGCAATATTATGAAGCGACAGATATTCTTGTATGCTTATTGATTGTTTCCCAAATTCGAACGTACGCCTTTCGATTTTCTTCTTTAAAGTCAATCCCGGTATCGTCGATAAATATTTCATGTGCCAGAACCACACAGGAAGTATTTTGCACATATATGGATAACTCTGATCTTTCTGGCCGGGAAGAGACAGATATTATAATGTCACTCTTTGCGATCAGTTTCTCAATCATGATTCGCTGGATTCCTTTCAGTACATCTAATGTTGTCATAATATTAATCTCCATTATATCTATTGTTAGCATAGTAATTTGTCAGTGTGTTAGCCATGAAAGCCATAGAACAAGTACCAATATTGCGTTTAGCATCCCGGCTTTCGCATTGCTTCTTATTCAAGTTGAAAAGCTGGTACATCTTCATCGCCTTGTCATAGGAACTTCTTTCGTCCTTCCAAGCCTCTTTTAGGCATTCGCTGAACGTCAATACATGATTGCGGTACTTCTTGCCAGCCTTGAACATTGACCAAGCGGATTTCATGATTCTTGTTTTGTTGTACTTTGGTGCTTCCATTGTCTTGTTGTTTTATTATTACGATGCAAATGTAGGGTTATAGATATACATATGCAAGCTAATAGGTAACTAAGTGCGCTACATTAACAATAATTAGTATATTTATCGCACTACAAAATATATTCTCCTGTATTTTTGTATCATATTAAAATTGTATAGTTATGCCATTGCGAATTAAAGAAGTTATTAAAGAAAAGGGGATGACTGTAAATTCCCTTGCTGAAAAAATGGGTATCAACCGGGTGGGACTTAGTAATCATATCAATGGAAATCCAAGTGTAGAAGTATTAGAGAGAATTGCGGATGCGATAGGTTGCCCTATTACGGAGCTATTCGAGCAACCGAAGAAAGATTTTCTATCCCTTACCTGTCCTCACTGTGGCAAGGATATTAGCATAAAAGTTGAATAGTATATTGTTAAAAATATAGTAATATTAGCCTTTGTTCGATTTAACTAATACCTTTGCACTCAAACATAAAACCAAAAAAAATGAACAAAATACAATTTGCCATCTACTTGATGGCTTTATTGCTTTGCGCCTGCTCGGAAGACGAACCAGTGGTTACCGGTATATCCTTAGATAAATCAGAACTTACATTAAAAATAGGAGAAAGCTATCAATTCAAATTATCGCATATGCCTTTGAAGGCAAAATCGCCAAAATGTCAATGGTATTTATCTAAATATTATCCAAATTGTGAAGGTTGTGAAAGTTATGAAGTTGGAACGATAGATCAGAATGGCCTTTTTACTGCAATTAGAGATGGAGAGGCATATGTAACAGTGTTTACTTTGGAAGACTATGATCCTGTAACCTATAAGTCGTATGACGCAACATGTAAAGTTACAGTTTTGCCAATAGAAGCGACAAGCCTAACTCTAAACAAAACCGAAGAGATTATGAATATAGGAGAAACTATTTCTTTGGAGGCTAAAATAGAACCTGAAAATACTACACATAAGGATGTAAAGTGGGAATCAAATAATCCTAATATTGTTAGCGTAAGAAATGATGAAGTATTTGGAGGAAAAGCGGTAGTGACCGCATTGCAAGAAGGGGAGGCCATAATTACGGCTTCTGTTGGTTCTATTACAGCGACTTGTAAGATTACAGTTAATCCGACAAAACTTGAAGGCATATCTTTTGATCAGGCAGAAAAGACCGTGAAAGAAGGTGAGTCATTTGTTCTTACGCCTGTATTTACGCCAGAAAATGCAAGTAATAAAAAAGTCATTTGGACATCTTCTAACCAATCAATAGCAACAGTGGATCAAGAAGGAAAAGTTTCAACACATTCGTTCGGGGAATGTATTATTAAGGCTATATCCGAAGATGGAGGTTTTGAGGCTATATGTAAAGTAATAGTCTTGGAACCAACTATTGAAGAAGCAATAAAAGTCAATATATATGGATCATATACGTCTTTCAACGGGTTTGTAACAGGGGATATCACTGCTGCTTTCTACAATAATAGTAGTAAAACTGTAGAAGTTACCGATTTTACAGTGTACGACACAAGAACAAATAAGATCATATTCCAGCAAGAAAATTGTGGGCTTGCAGAGAAAGAAAAGCCTATCCGGTATAATCTGAAGTTTAGCGGAGTTTACAAACCTCTCTTCCTCTGGCACTACCACCACTCCGGCAAGTCCTACACCTGCGAATACAGGATGTAGGGGAGAAGGTGATTTGATTGGAAAATAGTATATTTGCATATCAAAATAAAATCTTCATGGAAGAGAACAAACAAGACATATTAAGGATTCATATAGAGAACTCACAGCCTGTTGAAGTCGCAGACTTTACAAAGACGATGAATGCCTTTGGAGCTTTGTTTGCGTCTTTTGCCCAGAAAAACGGGAAATCCAAAGAAGAGGCGAATGCCAAATTGTACGTAAGTAAAATCATTGAAGGTAGTATTGATATTCACCTTGTTGAATTGGCTACTATGGGTATTATCCCTTTTGTGGAAAATTCGAACTTGATTCTTGATTTTGCAAAACACATAAAAAGCATATACGATTATTATGTGAAGGGAGCTTCCTTTAAGCCGGAGTTAACGCCTGCTGATCTAAGAAATGTGCATGACATGGTTTCGGTCCCAGCTAATGACAGAAATGGTGTTATGTCTGTTCAGGTCATACGTGGAAATGTTGACTCCATATTATATAGCGGGTGTACATTTAACTATATTGAGGGGAATGGCATACAAAACAAATCAGATTATGAACAAAAAGAAATAAGGTCTGTTTCCGACAATGGGGATGTATACAAGAAGCAATTAATGTCCATTTACCAAGTAAGGAAAGGAGAGGGTGTGGGGAATAAGGCTATAATTGATGCTATATCAAGCAGGGCTTTAGCTCTTTTATTCGATTCTAAGGTCTTAGAGGATGAGATTTTGAGGTCTGATATTAATCCTATAAAAAGTGCATACTATGTTGATGTCATGATCCTAACGGCACAAGGAAGGCCAGCCGCGTATAAGGTCATGGCTTTGCATGATATCATCAGCTTAGATGAATAAATTAGGTGTTTTTATTTCCATATTTTACTAATATGGAAGCTCAAACAATCTAACATGCCATAAAACATATGAGTAAAGTGTTAAATTTTTTGCCTATTTGGAATGAAAGAGCGAATTTTGCACTGTGAAAATGAATAAGGAGCCTCGTTAGGTAATCAGCCCTGGCAGAGGCTTTGTTGTATAGAGATATTTGACAGCTTGTAGAACTTTTCGGTTTTATAGGCTGTTTTTATTATAGACAAGAATGTATTATGGAAGACAAATTTGTAGATATAATAGTAGAGCATTTAGGCTTGGCATTCTTTGTAGGTGTCCTTTTAGTAGGATGCCTTATATTTCTTGTTTGGTGGTGTAGGGGGATATACGAAAAAGTTAAAAGCATGGATAATTTGCCTTGTAATGAAAACAGAGAAAAAATAAATTTGCATTCAGAGAGGCATAATGAAACGTCTCAGGCAATAGCTCGTATAGAGGCTACGCTTGGATTTATGCAAAAAAGTATAGATTCCCTTGCTAAGTCTATTCAAAAGGAAAATAAATTGATTATTGACCCTTATACAAAGTCCCATAGTCCTCTATCCATAACTGAAGCTGGCAGGAAAATGATGGATAGATTAGGAATTGATGATATGTTTGAAAAAAACTGGCCTCGTATTGAAGCGTTTATTGAGGATAAGTTAGAGTATAAAAATCCATATGATATCCAAGAGTTTTTGATTCAGCAGGCAGTTGTTTATCCTGAAAAGTTCTTGCAGATAGATGAAATTGACAAAATTAAATTAGATGCCTATAATACAGGTGTGGATATCGTCCCTTACATGAAGGTTATAGCAATTCTTGCGAGAGATCGATATTTTTCAGAGCATAATATCCTTGTCGAAGATGTCGATAAACATGATCCTTTGAATAAAAATAAAAAGCCGGAATAACCTCCGGCTTTATTTTTTCTGCTCACGCCCTCCGATTGCCTCGGTGGGGTTCCGCCCTCCGATTGCCTCGGTGGGGTTCCGCCCTCCGATTAAACGATATCTATTTTTCGATTCAAGGCTTTAGCTACTCTGTCGAGGACATTTATTCCAACTGAAAATTTGCCATTTTCGATTTTGTAGATGGTGTTTTGCGTCAAACCGGCTTTATCGGCCAGATCGCGCTGTGACAGCCCGGCTTCCTTTCGCAGCTGGACTATTTTTGAGCCTATTTCTTTTCTTATCATGATTAAAAAGTTACAATTTGTATTGAGTATCTATTGTTGTCGCTAAATTGATATACCTCGCAATTCTCATTGTAATATTCAGAATTTCTAATATCATCACAGGCATCCACGAGTCCATCAAATGAATATTCTTCTAATTCAGAGGTGAAGTTATTGATGATGTCGTCATCTTGATTCTGAATAAGATTAAGCCCGGAGCCACCGCTGCCTAATGTTGCTAATATTAAGGAGTTATTGCTTGACAATTCACTCTTTACAAATTCTATAACTTCCTTTTTTGTTTTCATGATCTTTATGTTTTAAAATACTTCTTTTTCAATAACCAATTTGTCAGGAGCAATGTCATAATCTACGGCAAATGCGCATCCATCTTCATATTCTGTATCCTGGATAACATCGTAATCTGGCACTTCGAATGAAAATATAACATAATCAGAGGTGTTGTCGGTGATAAAATTAATGGCATCAGCTATGTTGTTGAACCCGAAAACATAAGATCCAGATAATCTTTCGTCATTCGATATCTTGTCACTTTCATTTGAATAAATGCCATATTCTAATATATTTTCTTTATTCTCTATAGGTGATGCGTGATACAGTTTCATGATCTTTATGTTTTAATTGTTATTACTTGTTTTTGATTACACTACAAAGATACGAATAATTTTTTTTGACACCAAATAGAATGTCGATAAAAATAAGGTGAAATGTGATATTTAACATTGTTTATCACTTTATCCTCTTCCCTCCAACACCTTCTTAAGCCTTTGCAACCTCAGTATATCACTTGCAAAGGTCGGATTATCCCAATTCCTCTTAACCGATCTGACATGCACATCAATGTACTTGCTCAAATCGAATATATTCTCACACTCGCTTAACCGGATCTCGTTAAACGTCACTTGGTAGTTCTCAAACCAGGCTATTAGTTGTTTTAATTCTTCGCTCATGGTGTTTTTCGGGCAAAGATAACTACGAAAAGATATTTTATCAACAATGTATTGTTGATATGAGGATTAATTTGTAATTTTGTGCAAAGGCCTAATTTTAAAATAGTATTTTATGTCTTCACAGCAAGGGCCTTTTATACCCCAAAAGAAGCAAGTTGATGTGTTTTGTCCTATTCATGGCAACTGGATAGGGCATTATGATTATGGCAGTATTGGATCTTATTACTGCTGGTGCAAAAAGTGTAAAAAAGAAATCAAAATCGTAATGGGAAAATGAAACTTACAATCAAACAAGAAAACTTTTGTAATTACTACATAGAATGTGGCAACGCTTCGGAGGCTTATCGGCGGGCTTATTCGTGCGGTGAAATGTCAGATAAAACGATATGGGAAGTGTCTTCTAAATTGCTTAAAGACAACAAGGTTGCTACAAGGGTTAAAGAGTTACAAGATGAGCAAAAAGAACAATCTGATCTTACAAAAGATAGAATATTGGCAGAACTATCAAACATTGCATTTTCCTCTATAGCTCATCTGCATAACACATGGATAGAACGTAAGGACTTTGAGTTACTTACCGAAAAGCAAAAGTCTTCGATCAAAAGTATATCCACCAAAATATTAAAGAAAAATGTCGGAACTAATGAAGATCCCGAAATTATAGATGTGGAATATGTTAAGGTCGAATTATATGATAAGATTAAAGCTATAGAGCGTATTTGCAAGATGCTCGGATATGACGAACCAACCGTTTTGGATTTAAGAAATGCCCTTGTCCAGATTGATACCGGTATTGATTAATGTTCTATATTTAAGATTTGTATTCGCTTTTTTAGAAAAATATCGGGGTTTATAATTTTATATGTATTCTAAATTTTAGATTTTTGTGGATAAGAAGGTAATAAGCTATAAGAGGTTCAATCCCAATTTTCATCATTTAAGAGTTGCTCTTAAGAATGATGACAATAGGTTTATCTTCCTATACGGTGGATCTTCTTCTGCTAAATCTTTTTCGATTTCGCAAGCTATTGTGTTGGAGTGTATTGAGAATGGATATAACACGATGGTGTTTAGAAAAACTGGAGCTACTATATCGGATAGTATATATAAGAGTATTCAGGAGGCTATAGGAGGCTTAAAACTTGGCGCATTCTTTAAGCCGGTAGAGGGGCAGATAAGGTGCTTTAATGGTTCATATATCACTTTCAAAGGCTTGGATGACCCCGAAAAAATAAAAGGCCTTGAAAGTTACCAATATGTATTCTGCGAAGAAATATCCGAATTTGATGAAAGTGACTTTAAGCAGATAAGGAAGCGCCTTAGAGGTAGGAAGGGACAAAAGATCATTGCTGCATTTAACCCCATATCCGAAGACCACTGGATTAAGAAGAATATATTTGAGCAGGAGAAATTGGTGGAAGTTGACAATCATCTTTACGGGAAATTAAAAGATAATCTAACAGGGAAGATATTAAAAAAAGAATATTCTGAAATCGCCCAGAAATGGACTAATTCCGCTAAGCTAATATTTAATCCTCGAACAAAAGAATACGATACACATAACCCTGATATAGTGATTATGCGGTCTACTTATCTTAATAATTTCTGGGTAGTAGGTTCTCCTGATGGGGGCTATGGTTTTTATGATGCCCAAGTGATAGCCGACTTTGAAAAAGATAAAGTAAATGATTACGCGTATTATCAAGTATACGCGCTGGGGGAATGGGGGACCGTTAAGACCGGAGGGGAGTTCTTCAGAAACTTCGAGATTGGCAAGCACGTCGGTCGTTTCGAGTACGATGAACGTTATCCTATCCATATAACTATAGACAACAATGTGCTACCATATATATCAATCGGATTTTGGCAAATTATTACGGGCGATGTAAATAGCGCAAGACAAGTTCATGAGATACCGGCAGAAGATCCTTTTAATACGGCTTCTAAAGCTTCTGAGGCAGCGGTGGAATACCTCAAGGATATTGGTTATAACGACAAGGTGTATCTATATGGGGATGTGTCGACAAAGAGCGGTAATACAATCGATGATGATAAACTCTCTTTTTTTGACAAATTTAAGGATGGTCTGGAAAAATCATTTGTTGTCGAAGAGAGGATGCCTAATGTAAATCCATCTGTCGCGATGTCGGGGGAATTTATCAATGCTATTTATGCTGACGCTATAAAAAGTATAGATATTAGAATAGATAAAAGTTGCAAGGTTTCGATAAATGACTACTCTCGTGTAAAGAAGGATGTGAACGGAGCAATCTTGAAACAGAGGGTTAAAAATAAAGATACAGGGCAGACATATGAGCAATACGGCCATTTTAGTGATACGAAGCGATATTTTATAACGGAGGCTTTTAATAAAGAGTACACGAAGTTTTCTCTTAGAAGAAGTAGAAATAAGATTTCTGATACCTCTATAAAGTATTATGACAAGTCAAAGGTCGACTTGTCTGAAGGATATGGCATGGTCGAAATCAACCCTTCCATCAATTCGCAATCCGTGTTTGTCAGAGTTATATTTAAAGATAACAAATGCTATGTCACAAGGGCAATGTTATCTGATACCATTATAGATGAGCTTGAGGTATCCTCGTTGATTGTTCCAGGTGATAGAGTTCAGGTGGAATGCGATCCTTCACTTGCGGCCTATGTCAAAAATTTAAAGGATCATGTCCAAGATGTTAGAGGCAGAAAGCCTTTCCATGATCCTCAAAAAAGGATATCTGCTCATATCGATTATATCCTGAACAACATATTCATCCCAAGTGATTATGATACGGATATTCTTTTTGAAGCGTTTATTGAAAACATCCTTGACTACAAGGATAAGAATAACATAGAAGCTATAAATTCATTAGCGGCATTATCAGAAAGGGTTAAGAGGGGCTTATATGTCGGATAGATTTTATTCTTAATTGTTTGTTCATCTGAAAATAAGCACTATATTTGTAGCGTATAAAAGAAAATAAAGAGCCTAAGAGCCATTCTCAGTAGAAATACTGGGGATGGCTCTTTTTGTTTGTACAAAAATGAAATATCCTTTATTACAAAAACTTGCTTTTTGGAAATCTAACTGGAATAGCAGTTCGAAATCTTTTTCTATGGTAGGTAATGTGAATGCCGTAGAAAAAGATCAAGCAGGGAACATTTGGTATATAAATGCATTATCAAAAGGACTACAACAAATTATTGGTGGCAAATCTGACGTTTTTGATATGCTTAACCTTGCTGACAAAAGAAAGGCCTTAATAGCCTGCACTCCTTTTGCAACTGTTGTTGAGAGATGCGGTTCTATGTTTTCTAACGGGCGATTTTATGTGACGGATAAAGAGGATAATGAGCATTTGGATGGAGATAATAAATACAATAAGATAAGGACCTTGCTTAAACAGCCTAACCCAATTCAAAGTGGAAAGCAATTTAATAAGCAGGTTGAAATCACCCTCAAAACTTTTGGCTTTTGCCCTATTTATACATTTAGAGCTTTGAGATCTGAAATACCGGTTTCGATGTGGATTATTCCCCCTGAACTTTTCCACGCTGAAGTAGATGCTAACATATGGAAAAAATCAAGATTAGAGGAAGTTATAAAAAAGGCATGGATTGAATGGGGGAGTGAGAATATCTATATAGAGAGTGATGAATATTTTGTTGTATCTGATGCGAGTGCTAATATTAATGTAACTGAAAAAGAGTTGTCTTATATCCATATAACAGACTCTCTTACTAGGCCGGTTAACAATTGGATTGCTCAAATGATTGCAAGAGGCACATTGATCGTTGATGGTGGTCCAAAAGGCGTATTGTGTAACGATGCCAATGGTGATATATATGGGGATAATTCTCTTACCCCAGGAGAGATTGAAAAACTAAACGAAAGTTTTAAACGTAAATATGGTGTTGTAGGTAAACTTTTTTCAGTCCTTGTTACTACCGCAAATGTAAAATGGGTTCCAATTACGGGCAATTCGGAAGATTTAAAATTATATCAAGAAGATAAAGAGTGTCGCAATACCATCTGCAATTCATTAGGGATAAATCCTAATGTTTTGATATCAGATAGCACATACGACAATCAGAACGGGGCAAAACGAGATGCCTATCAAGACTTGATCATACCTGATTCTGAGAATTATTGCGAAGCCCTAACAAGGGCTATAGTAGGGGATGATGAGATAATTATAAGATTGGATTATTCTCATATATCCGTGCTCCAGGAAGATAAGAAAAGTGCTGCAAGTGCTTTATCTCTTGCTTCTAATGCGGTTCGTAATTTATACAATGATGGTATCATAACATTGTCCGAATCCAGGAAAGAAGTAGCTAATTATATAGATATAGATCCGGACAATCCTGAAGGTGACTTTAAACAAGAATCTCAATCAATAGAAAATAATATACATAATGGCACACAAATTGAAAACTAAGAAAAAAGAATCGATAGGAATGCAGTATAAGGCTTTTTCTTTTGAGACCAAAGATATAACGATCAATTCTGAGAGTCGCAGAATTTCTGGATATGCTGCTATTTTTGGGAACAAGGATAAAGCTGGCGATATCTTAATAAAAGGATGTTTCTCAAAAAGTATACAAGAAAGAGGGCCTCAAAGTAATGCAAATGATAAGATCATCCACCTATGGATGCATAACATGAATGAACCGGTAGGTAAAATTGTTACATTAATTGAGGATGATAAAGGATTATATTTTGAGGCAGATATTGATAAAATTGATTTAGGGGATAGAGAAATTACCCAGCTAGAATCTGGCACAATCAATCAATTTTCTATCGGCTATTCTTACGTTTGGGACAAAGTAGACTATGATTCGGAGAAAGATGCCTTTATTGTAAAAGAAGTCGTATTGTATGAAATATCTGCTGTTTCTATAGGTTGTAATGGAGAAACTTATTATACAGGTTTAAAAACTGTGGAAGAAGTAGAAGATAAAGTTATTGAACTACATAGCGAAATTGAAAATAGTTTGCAGGGATTATCCATTAAAAAGAAAACAGAAATATTGGGCTTATTCTCAAAGTTTAAGGCACTTATGCTAATCAAGCCGGAGGAAGATATGAAAAGTAGGCTTCGTTCACTTGCACAAGATCAAGCCGCCGTAAACCCAAAGAAAAGCTTATTCCATAATGTGAAATTTAAATAACAACTAAAAGAAGTAGAAAGATGAGAAAGTATTTAAGAGTACTGTTTCAAAACAGCATGAGAGGAAGAAAAGAAAGATTTAAACTTTCCTGTTCTTTATTTGCAATTATGGCATTGTCACTAATTGCGGTATTTACTCTTGCCGCTAATCCTGTGGCTGGTGGTGTGTTGTTGTCTGGTCTTGGTTTAATGGCTTTTATCGATGAATCTACGCTTGATGATGATCAGAAAAAGTTTTTCAAGGGGCTGGATGACAAACTGGAAGAGTTGAATGTGAAGTTTTTGAAAGACGAGCTAGGAAAACCGGAATATCTCAAGCAGATTAACGATTTGATAAATGAGTTCAAGCAATTGAATGAAAAGAACATGTCGGATAAGATTGATAAGAAAGACTTTGAAAACTTCAAGAAAGAGGTTTGTGAACAACTTGTTAGAATTAAAGGGGCTATGGATAAAACCCCATCTGGAGAATTTCGTTTAAAATCAATAGATGAGCAGATCCGGGAACAGGTGAAAGAATATATCACCAAAGATCAAAGCGGAAGAGAAATGGTGGACTTAAAGGCGGCTTGCAAATCTTCTCCTGGCTATAAAAAACAATTTAATCTTGTTGTCAAGGCTAATACGCCTATAACATCAACTGCGACGGCCGCATCCGGTGTGACGCTGAGTCCTGGAGTTGTATTTGATCCTACTATTTCCGCGCCGCCTATGGCTGAAAGCGAAATCAGACAATTCGCTAATGTCGCGACTATCAATGCTCGGACATTGGTATATACAGAGCTTAAGGATTCTACAGGAGATGCCGAATGGGTTCCTGAAGGCGGATTAAAGCCTTCAATGACTGCAACAATCAAGGAAGTTGTTGTTAATGCAGGGAAGGTGGCATTGACAGCTACGCTGACGGAAGAAACATTAACTGATCTTCCCCAGTTAGTGGCGGAGGTTCAAGCTGAAATTATTAATAAAATCGGTATTGAAGAGGAAAATGGGATTTTATATGGTTCTGGCTCTGATGGAGAAATAAAAGGTGTTTTCACAGATATCCCCGAATATTCATTAACCAGTATCAAGGTGGACAAACCGAACAACTTTGATGCTATTATAGCAGCTTATACACAAGTTGTTTCGACATCTAAAATGAATTATGCTCCAAATGTCGTCCGCGTTAATCCTATTGATTTGGCGAATATGAAGCTGACAAAAGATGCTAATGGCCAGTATCTCTTCCCGCCTTTTACATTACAGGATGGATCTCTTATTTCGGGAGTCCAGATCCGGCCATCCACTTCCATCACGGAAGGTGAATTTGTATTGGGCGATTTTAGATATCTGAACATCCGTGACTATGTAGGATTATCTATTACGTTCGGTTGGGTCAATGACGATTTCCAGAAGAACCAAGTGACAATGATCGGCGAAAAAAGATTGTTGGCTTATATTAAGTCGAATTACAAGACTGCATTCGTCAAGGGTTCTTATGCCACTATCAAAGAAGCTATTGATTCATCAAAGGAATAGGAGGGTAATATAATGAAAAGAGGAAAAGTAAATAAAAATGATGCAAAGAGTTACAGGTTTGAACCTTCGGATGTATATGAAGTTACCTATATTAAGGCTAAACATCATGAAATCGGAGATAAAGATTATGTGTCTCTTCCTGTCGCAATCATGTTCATAAATGAGGGTAAAATAGCCTCTACTCCTGAAATAGAAGAGGCTATTGCAAAATATGACATGAGCGGCTTAATCAAATCAAAAAATAAAAAACAGTAAATCATGCTTATAGATGAGACATTTTTCACAGGTGAACTTCATATAGAAGGAGTGATTTCGTATACTGGCGTGCCATCAAAGACTAATGAGGCTTCCAATTACGAACTTAAGTCCTTGATTGCTCAATATGAACTTGAATTTTATCGTAAAATATTAGGTTATGATAATGCAAAAAAGTTTGTTGGGTATATCGAAAGTGGAGAAGGCGAAGAAAAATGGGATAATCTAAAAAACATGTTGGTCGAACAGGTAGGTAATCGGAAGGTATCTCCGGTTGCCTACTATGTATTCTGCTTCTATCTGAGAAAGAATCAAACACAGGCTACGCCTATTGGCAATGTCGAGGAAAGCTCTTCCAATAAAATTTCGCCATATAATATCAAAATGATAAACGCATGGAATCAGATGACCTATATGAATAGGTATATATCTGATTATCTATATGATCATAGAGATGATTATGGCGGATATTTTTTTGATGAGCATTTACTGGAATTTATGAATAAGATGGGGATATGATAAATATCGTAGATATATTCAAGGATATTAGCCGTAATACTTCTATAAGTGTTGGGATAGAAATAAATTTCCTATTTGGGGAATGGGCGCAAATAGCACGGGAAATGGAGATATTAAGCAAATCCCCTATCACTGAATCGGGCAAATGGCCACTTCTTGCTCTTTTTACCCCATTTGAAGAAGATAAAGGCGACCCCGATCTATATTGTAAAGCAAATATTGACCTGATGATAGCTACTCGCACGTTATCTGATTATACCAATGATCAGAGGTTTGCTATTTCTTACAAAGAAATCCTACATCCTGTTTACGAACATTTTATTTCAGAATTAGCCAAAGACCAAAGGTTTGATTTTGGATCTAAAAATGTCGTGCCACACCGGTATGTGGATAATATGAGGTATGGCAGTCGAGGGGTTTATGGTTCTGACGGGAAAAAGCCTTTTGCGGATTTGTTTGACGGAATAGATATATTGGATTTGGAGATAAAAGTAAAGAAACCTAATTGTAGATAAAAATGAAAAAGTACAGAGATTGCGGAAGCGAGATATTTAATACGGGATCAAGCAAATGTCCGTTTGTTCCGGATTATGTAAAAGTGATCATTCTGACACCGGAAGATATGGTGATAAAAGATGATGAACTGGAAGAAAAAATAGAAGAAATGATTCATGCGAACCGTCCGGGGCGTATCTATCCTATAGGACCTATCGCGGAATATGCACCAAGTGGTGGTGAGGCCCAAACGTCTAAACAAGGATATGGTCCTTCTCAAATCACTTCTTACTCGGAGCTTGTTGAAGCCTGGACGCTTGAAAATTATGATGAAGGACTGTTGGCGAATTTAATGAAGCTTAAAAACGAAAGAATGAGAGCTTTATTTGTGGATAAAAATAACGTTGTTTATGGTCAGTATGACACAGATACTACTATTAAAGGCTATCTGATGTCTTCTATTTATCCTTCATCAGTACAACGATTTAAAACGAGTGGAGATAATGCATCTATGGCGGTTAGCCTGGTGTATGATGATGTAGAAAAGGCTTGGATGGAAACCAAATCTCTGCAAGGTGAGACTGATTTGGTTGAAAAAGCCAAAGGCCTTGTTTGGGTAGATGTCGTAAAAGTGGGAGATAGTGGATCTAATTACAAGGTGGTTGAACATTATGGCAAATATGATTTGACGACAGCCTATGGGACTTTGCTTGGAAAGACAGAAGGAGTGTGGGGGGATAGTGTTAGTGCTGCCCAATACAATTCTGCGGATGGCACATTGAGCCTGACTAGCGAGAGTACACCGACATTATTAAGCCCAGAGCGGTTGCTTACTGCTGGTATTAAAGGTATTGAGCAATGGAAGTCGTAATGAATGGGGTTTCTTTTAATCGGGATTTATGTTCTAAAATGACAAAAAAACAATTTTTGGAAGCCCACGAAAAATCTTGTTTTTTAGATCGTAATATCGAAAATAGAAGAAAGATCCTAACGGATGTTTATAGCATTATAAAAGGTAAATCAGTTACAAACGAGGGGCTTTATTAGGCCCCTCTGTGTTTTAATATGGGTACTATAGAGGGAGTTTCAAATGCCGTAAGGATGTTAAAAAATAATTTCATGCCAGAGGTTACAAATAGCCTTCGTGAAAGTGAGGATCTGATTCATGATTTGATTACCGACCAACTGATGGCCGGACTTGATGAAAATGGAAAACAGATAAGACCTACATATCTTCAAGACTCTTACTTCAGGGAAACGACAAAGACGGAAAAGGCAGCAAGAAAAAAAGCTATGTGGTGGAGAGATATGAAAGAGCGTATCACACCACCTGAAACGTCCAATCTTTTAAAATTCCCTCCCCGAAATAGAAATACGCCTAACCTTATAATAACAGGTGAGTATCACAGAAGTATCACCCCTATTGTTGTGGATGGGAAAGACGGAGGGAAGATTGTAACCAGATCTATCGGTTTTTATGCTGGGGATAATGCGCTTGAAGAAAAATATGGTCCATCGCATTTAGGATTGACGAGAAAAGCAAAAAAGTATTTGCTGGATAATCGTATAAAACCAGCGATTGAAAATTTACTAAAAAAATATGGATTCAAATGAATGCGAAAGCTCCTTGTAACTGTTCGTCTCAAAATAAGGCTATGGCCAACCGAGAAAATATGAGAAGATTGGCAAGTAAAGCCGCCAGAATGGATCAGCGTATCTATGTTATTATTCGTAAACATGATGATACGTACACTTTTGAACCAATTGATGCAATTGGAACTAACGGAGATATAGTAGAATATGTACATTATTTATAACGATCAAAATGGAACTTAATGATTTAACTTTTTCACTTCAGAATGGAGTTTATAAAACATCTTTCCAGCCAACAGGTGATTTTAGAATACATATTAAACGACAAGCGTCTGGTCGGTTGTCGTTCTTTGAAACAATAACAGGATCAGATCCTGTTGCTTTTGGAGTTATAAATTGGACTCTTCCTAACTTTGAGGCAAAAGTACCCGATGTGAGTCCTGGAATGACCATTATCATTGAAAGTGACACTCCTGTTATAAAATGTCAGTATACTTATGAGTAATTTTATTTTAAAGACTTTAGAAACAAGAGAGTTGAAGCTAAACACGATTAGGCTCCGAGGTTTCTATGGTGGAAAGCTGCGGAAGGGTTCCGGTGGTGGCGGTTCCAGCGACGGCTTCCCTGTGCTTCCGGGTGATGTTACGCGCTGGCATTTTGGCGGCCTGACGAACGAGATGATGGCGGCTATGGACGATCCGAGGATCGAGGATGCGGACCATAAAGGTCGGTTCCTATCCTTCAAGAATTTCGCTTGGAAGGAGGGTTCGGGTATTAGTGATGTTTACCCCGGCGCACTCGTCTTTGACGGAGTAGACGATTACGGTGTTTGTGAGAATTTTCCTATTTTGACTAAAGAAAAG